CTGTAGCTCTATCCTTGCATAAGGCTGCCATGCTTTTTTAATTAGATTCATTTCTAATACAAACTGAGACCATTGCTTTTGACTAATGTCTTTACTCGTTATCGTTAGCTTCTTCAAACCATCCCTCCTTTACTGCTCTTAATTCTAAAGTATGTTTGCCAAATAAATTTTTAGCATCTATTTTAGACTGTATTATTTCTACGTGTGTTTTTAGTTCATTTAAAATATGATCTGGACACACTGGTATATCGTCTTCTACTTTATATCTTATTATAAAATGTTGGTTCATAATCATTCCTTTCTGTCTTTCTATATAGTATCTTATGGGATATTTGTCAACCCCTTCCTTGACGGTTGTATTTTTTATACGAACGTTTTTCTGACTTATTTAACGATTTCTTGTGACGTCGCGGCCTTTTAGGAGGTTTATCTCTAGGTACAAAGTGTACAAATTTTATTCTAGCCATTCTTTTACAAATAATTTACCATCTTTACGCGAAGTAAGTATAGGTAAATAACTTATTTTTCCATTTACATGTTGTTCTAAATCTGTGCCACATGTCATGCATCTATAAAAAGCTTTATCAAGTCCCACTAACATTGTTAATTCGTTGCACGTTGGGCACTTGCCATTAACGACTTCGGCTGTTACTCTGAAATTTTTTTCTGTCATAAGCTTTCTTATTCTTTATCACTTTATGTTTAAAATGTCTAAGTTGTTTTGCAATAGGATTTCTTTTCTTATTTGCTTTCTTCATTATTCAATGATAAGCTTCTTGATCGATTTCGAACCATCAATATTATCCTCTAATTCTGCTTTACCACGCCAACATTTATAGGTTACTGATTCAGAAAAAGTTCTTTCCGCTTCACGTTTGCCGCGTAAACAAATTGCCATCGAAGGTTGCAAACGTGCCTCCTTGATTTCTCCGTTTACAAACATAAGTAATCCTATTACAGCTTCTATCATTGTCCGTTACCATTCTTGTAATGCATATCTCTCGCTTTGTCTTTTAATGACTCAATATCAGTTAAAACTTTATCCATTTGTTTCGTTAAAAATTCTATATTAACTTTGTTTAATGCCATAGATTCTATGTGCTTGTTTAATTTGTCTGTTGTTTTATATAAATCTTCGATCATCATAAATTGTTCTGAGTCCGCAGGAAGCGAACCAAGTTGACCCCGTGGCCATTTAATTCTAAACTCTGTGTTTTCTTCTAGGTCCTTTTCCATTATCTGTATACGAGTGTCTGCAACATTAAGACGTTCTATAATCTGGAAGTAACCCATGGTGCCGAGAGCGACGATGATTATCAACGAAGCTACCGTTTTCATAGGCATTTGCACAGCAACTTCTTCCCCAATGTTTAAAGGTTTATTTGCCATTGTTTGTTTCGTTTTCAAAACTTATGTCTGTTCCATGATCTTTCTCATGCTTGTAAGTTCTTTTAGAATTTTTCTTTTTACATTGACAACGTGGTCCGGATAGTTTGTTTGCTATCCATTCACAGAGAATGTCTAATCCCCCAAATAATTTATATAAAAATCTGTCAATCATTTATTTTTGGTTTTGGTAGCGGTAATATATAATCTTTAGGAGGCATTTTCAACGTTGTATTATCCATGGTTTTAGCGTCTGGATTATCTTTAAGGTATTTTTTCTTCTCTTCTTTCCACAAATTTTTACGTTCAGGCCTCTCCTCATTCATGTTTACAGGTACAATACCTTTACATTTTGATACCAATAGATCAAAATTTTCATTGTATTTTAGTGTTGGATTTCTATTTACTTTATTGCACATCTTCATTAGTTCCAATTGTTGTCTAAGTTTTTCATTTTCTAGAGCTAAATTATTTCTTTCATTACACTGTAAATTACCTAAATATTTTCTAAATGTAAGTCTTACATCTTGACTATTACTTTCATTCCAACTGCTATCGTAATTGTCATAATCATATTGTCTACCCGATATAGATAAATCTATTTCGCCAGTTCTACATTCGTTTGGATATGAGTTTAAGTATTCGTTTCTAGGATATGCAGGGTTAACACAAAAAGCTAATAGAGTTAGTAGTATAATTAATGTACCTGTAAAGTAATAATTCATCCTGGCTACCTCCATGGTTCATCCTAATAATTAATCTCTCTGTTTAAATCTTTAATATCCCATTCCATTTCATTAACTTTGTTAGCTAATACTTCATATAAATTTTCAGCCATCTCCCATGTTCCTTCGGCTCTTTCTAATTTACCTGTAATGAGATTTACTTTGTCTGTAAGAACAACTATGTCTCTTTGAATGTTTTCTATTTGTGTTTTATTTTCGTTAATGGTGTCTGTGAGATTTACAATGTATTTAACACCAGTAAAAGTTCCAACTAGCACTGAAGCTACTACAGGTACCATTACTATGTTTTTCTTTAATAAATCTGCTAGGTTCATAGGACATAAACTAAAATATAATAGCCCCTAATATAAATCCGGCTATAGCACATACAATTTCTCTTCTGTTGTGTAGTTGCCATACTAAGAATTTATCTTTGTATTTATTTATCATTGTCTTCCTCCAAGTTTCTCAGCTGATAATCATAACTACCTTGTTCGTGTTCATCGGTAATCCATTTAGCTGAATTTTCAACGGAGTATATCTTACTTGTTACTAGTCTATTAATCAAGGTTTTTGATGGGTCTACACCCATTGATGCATCAAACATTTTAAGCCTGTTATTAGGCTGTATTGCAAAATTTCCGTCCTCTAATTGTAAAACATGCCCACACTTGTGTTGGTCTGGTTTTTCTGCATAACCAAAATTTAATTCGTTAAAGTCTCCTGAACACCAGTCTATTGTAAATAAATATTTACCCTTACGTTTTACTTTACGTCTAGATGTGTATTGCATAGTTGCACCAGCTAACTCATAAAAAGTTGTAACACTTACGTTGTAGCTAAAGCTATCCCACATAACTAATTCATCAAGTGGTAGTTCTTTGACTCCAGGTTTTGTACAAAATGCTGAAATAGGTGCTCGCCACCATAGGCCACCATCTTCCATAAGAAAATGAAACAACGGCACTCTGTTTGGTATAGAACTAAAACCAAATACTCCTACTTCAAAATATTTATCGTGTGAGTCTTTTTGATCTCTTAAGTAATTACCTCTAACATAACACTCTATGATAGGTATGTTTGCATTTAAATAAGCCATTAGTCATTTATCTCCCCCCAATTGTCTCCTGATTCGTAGTCGACTTTATTTGGGACTTCTAGAGTAACAGCATGTTCCATAATTTCAATTACCTTTTTAGCCTGTGCGTCATTCTCAATCGATAAATCTAATTCATCATGTATTTGTATGTGTGGCACTATTCCTTCCTTATATAATTCTAACATAGATTTTTTTGTCATGTCAGCAGCAGACCCTTGTATTAATTTGTTTAATGCTTTGTATGTGTAAGCTCGTTTGATCCCTGGTCCATGTTCTCTGAGTGCATCTTCGTGTGGCATGGCCTTATGCATACCAAAACTATTAGGTTCCCATAAATGAAACCTGCATAGTCGTCCTAACAATGTACGGATTTGTCCACGGTCTTGTGCTCTGTTAGATGCTTTTTCCATAAGTTGTTTAACAAAAGGCACCTTGCCATGATAAGTATTAAATAATTCTGCAGCTTTTTCTTTTGTTACACCTAACTCTGCTTGTAGTTTTGCTTTACCCATACCATAAAATAATCCAAGGTTAATTGTTTTAGCTTGTGATCTAGGTATTTCTGCCATGTCAGCTACAGTCTGGTGAAAGTCTGAATTAGAATCTGTTTCATACGCATCTACAACATCATAAACTGATGGTAATTTATACAAAGCAGCATAATGCACTACCAACCTAGGCTCTTGTTGAGAATAGTCAAATACACCCCATTTATGGCCTTCCTCGGGTATAAATAACGACCTTATCTTAGGTCCAAGATCTTTGTTACGTGCTGGAATTTGTTGTAAATTAGGGTTCTGATATGAGAACCTACCTGTAACTGTACCACCACCTGCATTTCTTAATTGGTTTATCTCTGCATGTATTCTACCTTTGTGTTCGTATCGTAAAATAGAATCTATAAAAGTTGTGTGTGCTTTGTTTATTTCTCTTGCTTGTGCAATCATATTAACAACAGGATGTTTGTGTTCTTGTAAAAAATTTTTTGTAAAAGAAGGTGCTTCTGTTTTTTCTGTACGTGGATACTCCAATCTTAATACATCAAATACATTAGCAATAGATCTTGCTGCCCATATTTGTGTATCAATATTTGTTTCCATTTTAATTTTATTTAAAAGATCATACTCTGCTTGTTTAAATTCTTTTTTCATAGCCTGTGCTTTGTCTATATCTACACGTACACCTTTAAATCTCATGTCAACAAGACAAGGAAATAATTCTGTTTCTAAATCAAATATGTCTTCCAAGTCTTGACTAATAATTTCTTTCTTCATTTCTTGCCATAAACCAAACGTTGCTTCAGCATCTCTTTCAGCGTATGCACCAACATGCATAGCCGGTAGTTTGTACATTTCTGCTTTAGGATCAATACCCCATTCTTCTGCAGCTTCTGCTAGTGCAGCTTCATTTTTACCATAACCCAAATAGTGCCATGATAAACTATTTAAATCGTATCTAAATCTATTCTCATCGGTTAACGCTGCAGCTATCATTGTGCAAACAATGTCGCCATTAATTTTAAAACCCATGGCCCTAATCCAACAAACATCATACATTGCATTGTGAAAAATTTTTGTTGATGGTGATTCAAGTATATCTTTAAACCAAGATAAAACTCTTGCTTTTTCCATGTTACCACCACCTTCATGACCAATTGGAAAATATCCTTTGTAATGTTTTGTTGCAACAGCAATACCAATAACTTCTCCATTACCAATTACAGCACCAGATCCTTTTTTAATTAAATCTGGATCTCTAGTTTCTAAATCTATTGCAATCTCGTCTACTTTACGTAAGTCAGGAAATTCTGTAGGTTTTACCCATTCAGTGGGTGCTTCAAATTTAGGTATCTTCATAGTATTAAATAACAAAGAATTAATAAACACGTAAACAAACCCATGTAAGCAGGTATATGATTATTTGGTTCCATAGTCCCTTTCAATTATCATTTCTATAAAATGTATTGCCTTTTCCAAATCTTGTTTTTTTCCTTTATCACGATGTCTAATTATGTACTTAATAGCACATCCCTCCGGATATAGCAATTCATTCTCAACTACAAACTTGCTCGGCTGAATTTTATACTTTTGATAGTGACTGCCGCCGTGCTGCTTATCCCAAACTTTCGATGTCATAACCTTTGTCCTCATATTTAGCTGTTAGTATATATAAATTTTGTTTTGTACGTGTTACACCCACATACCAAACTCTTTGTTCCTCGTCGTATTTGTCTTCACTTCTTTCTATTGCTTCTCTTATTTTTTTTGTGTTATCTAAAATTAATAAAACATTTGTTGCTTCACCACCTTTAGCTGCGTGTATGGTAGATAGTTTTACTCTTGCAGGTTTAGAAAGTTCTTCTCCTAATCTTAACATTTCTCTTATGTATAAACTTTCTTCTGGTTCAACTTTAAAAACATCAAACCATCTTTGTGTATTACTAAATCCAAATTCTTTTAAATCATACATTCTTTCTTCTGTGGGTGCTTCTTCTTCTAAAAATTCAAACAAATCTTTTACTTCTGACAAAGATAAATTGTCTCCATTAGTCCAACGTGTGTAATCTTGTATTGATTTATACAATCTTGTTTTATAACTCTTTCTACCTTTTATTTCAAAGTAAATAGCCATGTCTTTTAAAAACGGTTTTATTTTTATTAATTTGTCATTTGTTCTTGCAAGTACTAACCAATCTCCATCATGCAACGGTGCATCTTCAATTGAAGTTATGTGATTTGCGGTCCCTGATTCCGGACGCGGTGCCCATAGTTTTTTAATTTTACGGTCATCTGGTATTCTATCTAGTATTTGATGAGCTATGTGTTGTACTCGCATCGGTACTCTGTAAGATTGTGGCAAGATTATGTCTTTAGCCGGCTCATCTTGAAATCGTTTAACATCTGCACCAGCCCAACCATAAATAGCTTGATCATCATCACCTGCTAGTATAACATATTTAGAATTTTTCTTAAGTATATCGTACATTTTCCACTGTATTGGCGATAAATCTTGTGCTTCATCAACAAATATTACGTCATATTTTGGACACAATTCTGCCACATTAAATCTTTCAATCATGTCAGTAAAATCCACTAGTCCATAGGCTGCCTTATAATTGTCTACTTCGTCTTTTAAAATTTGTAACTGATGTTTATCTATGTCCTCTGAATACATGTCTGTATTATACTCTTCTTCAATAGATACATTTTTAATTCGTGCTGCATTAATAATGTTAAAATATTCGCTATCAGAATCTACAAATCCAGTTTTCTCTTCTCCATTAGAATAAACTGTAACTTCTATACCTAGTTTTCTACCTATGTCTTCGTAGTGTTCATCTTGCATTACTTGCGCTTTCTTTATACCTAATTGATTAAAAGCTAATGAATGTAATGTTCTAAAATATTTTAAATTTTTTCTTTGTAATTTAGGGTATGCGTCTAACATTCTATCTATTGCCTCGTTAGCAGCTTTAGTTGTAAAGGCAAAGTAACCTATCTTATCAATAGGTGTACCAAGTTTAACAAATGTTTTTACATACTTAATAAGTTTGGTTGTCTTACCTGTACCAGGAGGACCCAATATTTTTCTGATCACATTATCTCCGTGTTATGTTTTATTTTAGTATGATTTATTTCTATATCTTCAAACTCTTCTATACTTATCATTACAATATTTTTTGTAGGTGTATTGTATTTACCTTTTTCTTTTGTTGGATATCGTTTCTGTTCTAAAAATTGTATGTCACATTTTTTGTAATTAGTTTTCATCATTACACCTGTTTTATCTTCGCCGTGTTTCCAATTCTTAGATCTTAGTTTGTCGTAGAATTTGTCAAACTTAAAGTATGCATAACCATCTTCTATCAACACAGTTCCAGATTTAAATGCTGCATCGTTCATAGCTTTAGGTCCATTTATTTTTGCGTGCAACACGTCATGTAATTTTTCTTTTGGTGATGTACCTACAGGAGGATTAATTACTTTTTGTGTTTGAAATAATGCTTCTAATACTGATTGATCTTCTGGTGCTTTTATAATTGGTGGTGGAAATCCTGCAGCTTTTGCTATTGAATTTCTACGTTTACGTTGGTCTGTGACATGTTCAATTGTTTTACAATGCACTGTTGCTTTACCAATACCATCTGGTTTTGTAACATCAAATTCATATTCTGGGTCTGGTTCTATATCTATCTTTCTTAAATTTGTTAATACAGGATATTGTCCTTTTGATCCTGCAAGTATTCCAAATTTCTTTTTTACACATATACCTTTTTTACAAAAATCACTGAGCGGACTTTGATTACAAGTAAAACCTTTTTCTGATCTGTTCCATGATCTTGTTTTTTGTTTTAATTTATTATCATCCCATGCATTTGCATGTTCTCTTGCAAAATATTTTACTGGTGCATTTTTTACTTTCTGTTCCCATGTATCTGGGTATTTCATTTTAACAAAAACATGGTAGTTATACATAAATCTATCTTTGCCATCAAAACCATTCTGATTAGATATTTTAGATATCAAAGCAAGACAAGGCGGTCCTTCTAAAAAATCTTCATCTACACCTTCCATAGATTGCTTTTCCATTTCTTCTGTCAAAGATTTTAAATCTTCTGTACTAGTTATATTTGCATCTACTACTTTTATAAACTGTTCTAATGTAAAAAAAGTGCCATCAATATTAATAGCTCTACGTTGTCCACCGTAGTATGGTAAATTAATAAACTGTCCTGGTTTTATAATCCCTGTTTCCGGATCCTTAGTTAATTGTGTTTGCTTTGGAAATATTTCTGTATCTGGTTTAAGATTAAATAAAGGTAATAAATTACTTAAAAATGATACAATGATTGTAGATTGTACAAACTCATTCATAAATAAATATAAATGTAGTCCACCACTTTTAGATTCAATAGGAATAAGTGGTAGTTTGTATTGTTGAATAGTTTCTAAATAAAATTGTTTATTAAAATTTTCATATTTTTTAGGGTCAATATCTATCACTCCAAACCTAGCATCACCGCTTTCATTAGTTGGTTGTATACCAACAGATATTTTACCTTCTAAATGTTCTTGATAAATTGTGTCTGTAAATTCTTCGTAAGTCCATCTGTAATTAGGTTTTTGCTTTCCGCTTTCTGGGTCTACAATTGCGTTGGTCCAATCTGCGATTCCATACGCATGTCTATAGCCATTAAATATTTTTATATATTCTTGCATAAATATCCTGTCTACGTGGGCCACTCAGTCTCCCTCCTGGCCCACGCTGTGCACATACCCCGAAGGGATTATATAATGCTGCTACTTTCCGCTGGTTTCTCTTCACCATGCTTCGCTTTCACTGCACCTTTAGAGATGCTTTCAGAAAACGATTTAGCTTGTTGATAGATACTTGCGTCAGTAATAGGACCAATTTTACTAACTTCCCAACCAAACCATGTGCCTTTATCATTAGACATTTGGGTAGTTTTTAGTTTGTAAATGTGGCTAAAAGATGCCGGTGTATATAAACCGTTTTTACCTTTTAGTTTTATGCCGGACATCATTGAATTCCATTTTCTACTAATTTTTAATTGAGTAGATTTCATAGAGATCAACGCAGTCGCTGGACTGTCTCCAGTTATGATCACAAAGTGAGATGCAGTCTTCTCAATATAATTACCATTAGGCAATCTATCTTTGTAGTTTGCATCAGCTTTTGTTTTGGACATGATATCAGAAGAAGAATCATAGATTGCAACAGGTGCACCTGGTCCATCTCCTCTATCTTTCCATTCGATGTATTCAAGTTTGTAAAAACATGGAATTACTTCTATGCCTTTTACTCCGTCGTATAAATCTCCAGAAACAGAATTGTAAATCATTCCTGGTTCTGCACCTTCAACATACTTACCATCACGTTTATTAACTTCTGGTGAAAGCTGTCCTAGGATTTTAAGAAAAGGAAGGGCTAGATCTTCTTGACCTATTTTACCCAAACCTTTTGCTGCATCTTCTTCAAAAATATTTGAAGGAAGACCTGCAGACTTTTTCTCTGCTACTTGGTTCATGGTTATTTACTCCTTGTTATTTTTGTTCTGTTGCTCGTAAACAAATTAAATAAGTCAGAGGGCATATCAAGTCCAGCCTCAACACGCTCTCTAACTAATGCTTTAAGTGTCATTGGTTCAACCTTTAATTTCTGGATAGGTTCATACCCTTGACCTTGCGCAAGGACAGCATATTGCTGTGCCTTGTTATCTTCGGAACGTCCAAAAGCAACAGTTACCTCATTTTTAATAAGGTCACCCAGTCCGTTCTCACGAAGCCATTTATATGCTTCTTCCTTTTTATCAGCAGGTATAGAAGCACCATAGACAGGTTTAACTTCTACTGAAGTCCCGTCTGCTAATTTTAATGTAGAGATGTTCATTTCTTGCATCATTGTAGGTATTACCTCTGATGATACTAATTCTACTTTTCTTTTCATCTCTTTATATTCTTGTTCTTTAACTAAAAGTTCTGCTTCTAGTTCTTGTAGTTTAACTACTTGTTCAGATAATTTGTTAGCATCATTTGCGCCATCCAAATCTTCTCTTTGATCTGCTTCAAAGTTTATATTACTCATTGTCTACTTTTCCTTTCTCATGTAGGTTTATTTTTATTGGATAATACATTCTATCTTGCTTATCCCATTTCAGCAAATTAAATTTACCGTTTGTATTGTCAGCAACTATAGAACATGCAACTCCAATTATAGCAGGATCACCTGTTAATAATAAGTAATCATGTGGAGTATAATCTTTTAAAAGATTCCTTAATTTAAAAATTAAAGGACCTGGAGAAAAAATAATTTGAGAAAATTCTGGTAAAAGAAATTTAAATTCTCCATACTTAGAAGCACTCATAATATTTATCTTAGGAGAACCGGCTTTAGTACCTGGTAGTTCTTGTAGTATGTAAACTATCGGTTTTCGGTTGGTCATTAGACCATCATATTTTATACTTTCTGACATCTTGACAATCTATATAGGATGTTCTATATAAGAAGTCAATACAGAAAGAAGAAAAATTATGAACTATAAATTTAAGACTAAGCCTTATGCGCATCAATTAAAAGCGTTAGAGCTTTCTTGGGATAAGCCGTACTTTGCCTATTTTATGGAAATGGGTACTGGTAAATCAAAAGTACTGATAGATAATATTGCTATGTTATATGACGCTGGCAAAATCAATGGTGTCCTAATTGTGGCACCAAAAGGTGTATATAAAAATTGGTATGATAGCGAAATACCTACACACATGCCTGACCATGTAGAATATGAAGATTGTTTGTGGCAATCAATGATTAATCAAAAACAACAAAAAGAATTAGATAAAGTTTTTAAACCTGGAGAAGATTTACATATTTTAATTATGAATGTAGAAGCTTTCTCTACTAAAAAAGGTGTAGAGTTTGCAGCTAAATTTTTACGTTGTCATAGAACGATGATGGCTATTGATGAGTCCACAACTATTAAAAATCCAGATGCTAAAAGAACTAAACACATATGTTCTCTTGGTGAATATGCACCCTATAAAAGAATATTAACCGGTTCTCCTGTAACAAAGTCACCATTAGATTTATATAAACAATGTGAGTTTCTTAAAAAAGAATTACTAGGACATACGTCTTATTACACGTTTAGAACTAGATATGCTAAAATGAAAACAGCAAATTTTGGTGGTAGATCTGTACAGATTGTTGTTGGTTATCAACATCTTGCAGAATTGTCAGAAAAATTAAAAGCTTTTTCTTATCGTGTATTAAAAGATGATTGTTTAGATTTACCTGAAAAAACGTTTATTAAACGTACAGTTCAGCTTACATCAGATCAAACTAAATTATACAAACAAATGAAAGTCCTAGCTCTTGCACAAATGGACGGTAAAATAATGACTACCGCTACTGTATTAACTCAGTTAATGAGATTACAGCAAATAACTTGTGGCCACTTTACTGCAGATGATGGCACTATAAAAGAAGTAGACTCTAATAGATTACCAGAACTTATGAATGTATTAGAAGAGATAGAAGGTAAAGTTGTTATATGGGCTCATTGGCAGAGAGATGTACATAGGATAATCCGGGAGATATCTAAAAAATTTGGCGAAAATAGTTTTGTAGATTACTATGGTTTAACACCAATGTCAGAGCGTCAAAAAAATATAGAAAAATTCCAGGATCCAAACTCACCGGTCAAATATTTTATTGGTACTACACAGACAGGTGGCTATGGTATTACATTAACCGCAGCTAGCACCATGATATATTATTCAAATGGTTATGACCTAGAGAAAAGACAGCAATCAGAAGCTAGAATAGATCGTATTGGTCAAAAATATCCTATGACTTACATAGATATTATGTGTGAACATACTGTTGATGAAAGAATTGTAAAAGCGTTAAAGAAAAAAGTAGATATTGCTAGTCAGATTATGGGTGAAAAATTAAAAGATTGGATTTAACCTACAACTTTACCGTCTTTCCATTCCATATCTGGAAGACCTTCAGTGTATCGTTTGCCATCGTAAGTTAAAACTTGTTTTCTGTTTGCACCAGATTCATGATAGCTGATATGTATCCAACCGCCTGCAGGATCGTCAGGATCATAAAATTCCATAATAAGCTGATCAAAGTCAACGTTATTTTGTAACCAGTAAGCTACTTTTATATTGGGCACGCCAAAAATTTCTAGGTCACAGGCCTGGCCCTTCGCATGTTGCGAAGTCTTCTTCGAACCAATAGCTTCGCATAACGCTTCGGAACGGTAGCCAGAGGTAATAGTAACGGGTTTATCAAAATGCGCGCGAAGCGGTTCCAAAACTTCATAACATAAGTCTCCTAAACTTTTAATCTCTCCAGCTCCTGGAGTATTATCAATTCCTTTCCGAGTCGCTGTCATCGACTTGGTCATTTCTTTTAAAGTAAAGTGTTTCGATAGTTGCATGAAAAATTTTTTTATCTAATAATTAAAGCAAATATAACATATGCCATACCCGAGATCAACGCTCCAGTAGACACTAATAAGATGCTTTCTACGCGGTTAATTTGACGTTCAAGCTTATTTATTTTGTCATGCGTCTGCTTCTGCATGATTCTACACAGCTTCTCGTGGTCTTCTATTTTTTGTAATGCGTTTTTAGCCATTTGGAAATAGTAAACGGATTTTTTGATCCATTGTCAAGTTAGAAAATTGGTTAGCTGCCTGTGATTGTGTCATAACAGACTGGTCAATTGATGGTAAATTTAATGAAGTTGGTGTAACAGGTGTGTCTTGCATTATAGGCATTAAAGGGTTTTCTATGTTTGGAAATATTGGCTCGTCTAAATCTAAAGTTATTAGTTCGCTATAAATTTGACTTATTTCAGGACCAGCTTCTATGTAAGGATTATCTAATCCAAGTTTATCTGCGTTCTCAAAAAAAGCTCTTCTTATTTCTTCTGAAGGTAAGAATGGTTTAAATCTTCCGGCTTTAATTGCGTTATATGCTGTTGTTCCAACCCTATCAAAAGCATCTCTAATTTGTTGGTCTTCAAGTCCTAATGTTTCGCCAGCTTCTAGATCTTCTTTCATAGTTTTTTGAACACTAAACAAAGCACGGTTAGCATTAATAAAAGCATCGACAACGTCTCTTGGTTCTACTGGTCCACCTCTTAAAACTTCTCTAGTAAATAAAGATCTAGAATCCCTTGTTCCTTTTTGAAAGTCTGCAATTTTAAAATTCATAACTCTTTCTGCATTAATTTCTACAGGTCTAAAGCCAAACAATCCTGCAAACTCAGGACCAAAGTCATATGTTTGACCGTACTTATCAAACTTACCTTTAGTAATTACATCAACTTCTTCTATTGATTGGTCCATTCTTTTTAATTGGTTAAGTGAAAAAGGCATTTGTGCTTCTACTAAGTGAGCCATAATCTTACTAGCTTTGTCACCAGGTGTATCTTGTGGGTTAAACACTTGGTAACCTTCTCTTGTTCTACCACCTCTAATTAATATATCTGTAACAGCTTCTGTCCAAATAGATTCAGAAATAAATGGTGATGCAAATTCTTTCATAGCTTCAAACGTACCACCAATAAAGTCATTGACTATACCGTCATTATCTTTTTCACCATCAGCCACTCTGTTAACTACAGTTTGTAGTGGTCTAATTAATGTATCGTAAGCATTAGCATGACTAAAATCTATGTAAGCAAAAGAACCATCTTTCTTTTTAATTGGTAGTATTGTTGAGTTTTTAGACCAACCTGCAACAAATCTTTTAATTGCTTGTCTTTCATCATCTGTCACATCGTATAGCGCACCAAACATTTCTGATACTGCATATGGTACAGCTGCAACTGTTGTAGTAAATCCAAACAATCTTGTGTACCCTGTTCTTTGAAAAGGTTTTAATGTTTTACCATTAACAATTATCTCTTCGTTAATTTCTTTTAATGCTCTTGTTACAATGTTTGTACCTGTTCTAGCAATCTCTGCAGGAAACGATACAAAGTTTCCAATAGGTAGTTTTCTTAAACCTTTAATAAACTCTGATACATAATCATAGTTAGGTATATTGTTTCGAACAATATCAGCTGCTTGTTCTTCTAAATATTCTTTTGTTAATCTTACCTCTTCGCCGGCAGCGTTTTTAAAAAACTGTCCTCTAACTACACCCACTCTTTCAAAAGCTTTTTCCATTCTTTTTTGTTCCATAGCCCATGATGCTATCTTCCAGAAGTCATCTTCAGCTGTGTATAAATCCTGTGATACAGATTTTAATTTTGATA